TAAAGAGGGGTTAGGGGAGATTTAAAGGGCATTTAAATAAGCTTTAAGCCCCAGCTACATCTAACGCAATAGGCACATACTGATCGGTTTCGCCAACACGCTCATAAAGTCGCACATAAGCCTTACTGCTTACCACTTGCACGCTTTCGCTAATTGCTTGCATTGCGTTTTGCCAGCGACTATCTTGGATTTCGACGCGGCGTAAGCCCAAAATACGTGAAGTGTTCAAATTGCCTTCCTTATCCACATTAAATGCACGTTCAATTAACGCTTTTAATTCAGGGCGAGAGCCTTCGCTCCATTCATTCAAACACTCATCAATCAACACTTTTGCCGCCTGGATACGTTCATCAAATTGCAAATGATCGTTAATCGCACGTTGGATTTTGTATTTGCCGTCGTAGCTATAAAGCGTGATATTGCCTTTACTACCGCCCACTTTTGCATTGTATTTTTCAGCCGAAAGTTCAATAAATGCCTGAATATCGCCGAAAATGCCATCTTTAAAATTGCGCATCTCCTTATTTAAGGACACGCCTTTTTCCACCCATTCACGCACAAGCACATCACGTGCTTTGTCGATGTCTTTCACCAATTCAGCTGGCGTTAAATAGCCTCTTGCATCGCGCCAATATTCTTTACCTTCAATCATTACTTTCATTTAGATTTCCTCTTTTCCTAACTTAATCACTACAAGCCGCTTACCTTTATCACGTTCACGTCGGGCGGCGGTTGCCGAACAGTAAATCGTTTTTTCGCTCACATTGAGTTTCTTTGCTAATTCTTCTGCCGTCCCGTCACCCAAATTCTCTTCGCCACGATAGACTGCATAAATTTGCCGACGCGTTGCCATCGCTCCTCCTAATTCAAATACTTACGCCAAATCACTCGAATACCTTCTATTGCAAACTGTGCTTCTTGGTATCTCCCCACATCGCGTCCAACTTGATAAACAAAAGCGCGTTGTTCACGCTCTAAGCGATCTGTCACCGCATTCGCCATCACACGCAAGGTTGGTTTGATTTTTTCAAAATGCACATTCACCACAGTAAGCCCCATTTCATTTAAGCGTTTCACTGCTTTTTCTACTTGTTCCAAATAAGCCAACATTAAAGCGTTGTTTTTATTTAGGCGTTTGGTTGTTTTTGCCTGTAACATAATCGTCTCCTTAACTAATTAACATTTTGCTGTATTGTTCAATCATCTCTGCGCTAATTTCGGTCTCGTTAATCTCTGCCGAACGTACAACGCCGCGCATTAACTTACTTAATCGACGTGCGTTACCTTTACAGGCTTTCAATAAAGCCGTATTAAATTCGCTCGTATTAAGTGCACTTTCTGCTAACATCGCCAAATCACTTTCAGGTAATGCATTGCCAAGGTCGCAAGCAAAACCCACTCGACTATAAAGCTGTGCCAACTCGTTATTTTTGCCTTTTAAATTCACCAACAAGCGAGGCATTCCCGCTAAAATCACCCCACAATTTGTTAAATCGTGAATACGTCTGATAAATTCCAAAGAGCGGGTAGAAAGTAACTCGGCTTCATCAATCATTAACAAACGTTCCGCACCGTTGAGTTTTTCCACAATACTTGCCAAAACATCATTATTAACACCGCGACTGGTCGCCCCCACAGTTTCAGCAATCTTGCGTAGCAACACTTTCGGTGTGCAACTTGGATCAACCTCAATCAAAATGGCTGAACTATGTTCTTTCGCATATTGTTTTAGCATCTGCGTCTTGCCTAATCCTGCAGCTCCATAAATCACATTAATTTCGCCCTCTGCGTGGGCAAAGTGCATAATTTCCATACCGCGTTTTGCTGTTTGAGTGGGTACAAATGCATTGTTGTATTTTGCTTCAACCACTTTCGCCTTATGACGTGCCAATAATTCATCCACTTTGTTATCTAGCCATTTAGTATCAGTTGGATATTTACCGTTGATATATTGGCTAACAGTCGTAATAGATACATCAAATAAGCTCGCCACTTGTTTTTGGCTCATCTTGTGCGCATCCATAAACGCTTTTAATTCTTGTGCTTTCATCTTGTTCTCCTTATTCATTTACTAACTTTTTTCTTTGTTCCCACGCCTCTTTATCTGCTTTAGTTAAGAAAATTGGCGTTTTCTCATTTTTAGGTTTTGCCTGTGTTTTCAACAATTCAAAACCTGATTGCTGATGCTCAATCGTAATAATCGGATTCATTTCCGCATTAATCTCATCAAGCTGTTCTTGTTTCAATTTCGCACGGCGTGCATGACGCTCTTTACGAACTTTCTCAACAAAGGCAACTGGGAACGCATCACGTTTATTGCCATCTAATTCGGCATAACAAACAAAAGTGCCGTCTTTTTTTCTTACAATCACTTGGCTTGGGTCGTGTATATCAAAAGATGCTTGCACTTCGATACCATCCACATCTAACAACTTCGTACTGAAGTAAAAGTTATTAAATAATCTCAACCAACCTCGCTCAGGCGTTCTTAATACGCTTGGACGGAATAGATCTCTTGATTCTGCCGGTGTAACAAATACCAAATCATCAGGGTTCACTTTCTCCATCAACTGACGGCGTTTTTGTGCAGGTGTCATCCCCCCTAGTTCTCTGTGCTCGTGTTTATTGTTGTATTCATCAATGCCTTCTTGGCAGGCTTGTAAAAACTGATTCCAGCTTGGCAATTTACCCACGGCCCATTGTTGCTTTGGCGTTAGTTGAGTCGAGCCTTTACGCTTTGCCTTATCCAGTGAAATCACTGCGGTGCTCACTTGTCGAATAGTGTCGCGGTCTGCCCCTGTGCCGTGATAGGTTTCAAACTGGCGCGCGATTTTGTATAAAATTGTTTGATGCACCCGCTCAATAATCCCACGCCCTTGTGGATTGCCTGGAATCCCTGTTTGGTGATTAATCCCCAAACGTGGCAACATCCCCGTAATATCACCATCAAGCATCCAGTTTTTCTCACCACCACCGTTATCGGAGTAATAAATTGCCGGTATACCGTAGCGTTCCACGCCATAACGCAAGGCATCAGCCACCGCCAGAACGTTTTCCGCCAAGCTTGCCGACCAACCCACAATAAAACGGCACGCGGCATCCATAATCAACGTTACCTCTGGAATAAATGGACGACCGTGTTCAGGATGGGCGACTTTCAATTTCATCGCATGGCCATCACCTACCCACACATCATTTACCTGCAACACGCTCCAGTCGCGTTTCACATAAGTGTTAAGGGCGCGGAGTTCAGAACCTGTTTTACGACCAATTTCTTTAATGTGTTTTGGCAATTTAGCCAACGCAGCACGAACTTGGTCAATGCTCGGTTTCATCTCTAAACGTAACGGCTCGTCTGCAAAACGTGCATCCCATTCAGCCGAAAAATAGTGATAGGCTTCTGCCACATTGATGCCATTTGTTTGGCGATACACCGCTAAAAAGTCAGGCAACCACACAATTTCTTCTGCCTTTTTCGCCACCCGTTGCATTGGTGCGAGGGCTTTTAATCGTTCTTCAGGCGTATCTGCCTTTTCATAATCCAACACCCACTGGTTCAAAGTGCGTTCAGATAAAGTGCGGTTTTTCCCTTTCTTGTTATTGGCGGTTTCCACCAATCTCATCAAATCATCGGATATGCCACCATGTTTGATTTGTTCACAAAAGAACTTAATCGCCTTATAACGTGGCTGAGCGTGTTCGAGTTGTGCCACTTGGGCAACTAACGCCATTCTTGCTCCCGCTACTTCACGTTGCTTTTCCGTTAAGTTTTTTAATTCCACCTGACGGAGATCGGCTGGGAGGGATTTTGGTTTTGCTTTAACAATAGATACTGAAAATCTATGGCAAAGCTCATTTTGTATTTGCTCTGGTAATCCCGAAAAAGCGTATTCAAATGCTTTTGTTCCTTGTCTTTTTCGTTTGATATCAGGTTTATCTTTCACAATCTTGTCCAAAAATTTACGTCCACCTCGTTCCGTATTAGGAAAACTTTGGCAGCCTGTTAATTCTTGAACTGTAAACCACATATTCATAACCACTCCTTAGCGATTGATATAACGAGATGGCCAAATAGTTTTAGGGTCAACCCCAATGGCTCCCGCGATAATCTTTTCTCCTTTTGGATAACGGCGATCTAAAGCATTATTCAATGTTCTAGAATTAAGCCCTGATTGTCGTGATAATGCTGCCAAGGTTGTTCCTTTTTTCTTTAGGGCATAGATAATATCTACCCTTTCCCAATCATTAATCATTGCATTTGTTCCTTTTTCTGCTAAATTAAAAGGTTATTACAGTGAATAATACGTGCGTGTTATTCAATGTAATAATATTATTGATCACAAAAAGGAACAATGCAACACATTTTTGTTCCTTTTTATAAATTATTTTCAAAAGGTAAAAATCAATGGAAACCCTTTTAAATCCTAAAAAGGAACAAAAAGTTCAGAAAAATGAGCAAGTTCCTTTTCATGCACCGGGAAAAGGATCTTCTTTCAGTGAAAGATTAAAGGAATTGATCGGAAATAAGAGCGGAAGAGCATTTGCCAAAGATGCGGGCATTTCGTATAGCACCCTGCATAATTACTTAACAAATACGAGCCTACCAACACTAGATAATTTAATTACATTAGCGACCTACGCAAATGTAAGCGTGCAGTGGTTGGCGACAGGTGAAGAAACAGATAAGCAAGAGAAAACAATTACTGATAACAGTAATGATGAAACTTTTGCTGATATTGAAGATTGCCGAGAGGTCCGTCTATCCGCTGGTGGTGGGGCATTTAATAATGGTTACGAAGAAATAACCACAACCAAGGTTGAACGTGCATGGCTACAATCGCGCCGATTAAAAGCGAAGGACTGCGCCATGTTCTTGGTAAGTGGCGAGAGCATGTACCCAACCCTGAAAGATGGCGAAGAAATTATTGTTGACCGCTCTAAGCGTGAATTAACAGAAGGGAAAATATTTGTACTAAACCACAACGGATCAATGTTGGTAAAGAAAGTACAGTTTACCTACGGTGGAGTAGAGCTAATTAGTGACAACCCATCCTATCGCCCATTAAAACTAGACACAGAAGAAGCAAACAGCCTTGTCGTGATAGGGCAAGTCGTGCGTGGTTATCGGGACTTCTAATATGTCACCGACATCAATGTCGGTAACATCCCCAAAAAACCGCCTCACAAGCGCTTTCTTAATATTTTAAAACACAACGGCACGGATGCCAGTGTTCCTTTCAAATATCGCCAAATAATGGCGCATTTTCGCTAATTCTACCCATAATTACACACAATAAACCGCTAGATTTCACCCAAACGCACCAAAATAACCATAAATAACCAATAAAAAAGGCAGTTTCCACACAGAAACCGCCTTAAACCCATCTATTAAAAACTTTAAAACCTTTTTAAAATGATCTTTAAAATTTTAAAAAGGTTTAAAAACTACAAATCCACCGTTCATTTTTATGCAAAATAAAACCCAATTTTCGACCATTTTACAGATTTTCCCACCATTTTTATTTTTGCATAAATCCGACCGGCAAATCATCCAATCCCGCACCACACAAGCCCTAAACCAAATTTTTCACGCCAAATTTTTTCTTTTCCTTTATGCAAATATTGTCACTACCCCACA